GGTGCCGTAATAGGTGTATCAGCATATGGTAGAACACAAGAAAAGATTGAAGATAAAAAAATAGTAGCAAACAAAATAAAAATTAATTTAGACGAAGATCAAATAGGATAATAAATGGCCATTACTAAAGACTCAAAAGATCCTCAAGGTTTGATGAGAGCGTTAGGGCCTGGAGCTATAGGTATGGGTTCTTCAGAAGAAAATCTTATTGGAGATGAATCAACAAGCAATTTAGATTCTTTTTTAAAAGAAAGCGATAAACAAGGTGAATTTTTACAAATAGTAAAAGATCTCGCTAAAAAAAGAGGAGAAGATACACCTATTTCTTTTTTAAATTATTTATTTGATGAATTAGGTCAAAGTTTAGAATTATCTATTAAAAAAGAAATGTCGGCTTTTGCCAATGTTATATCACCACAAATTCAAAATGAATTAATATCAATCACAAAATTGTTTACTATGGGTGAGGAAAAAGATAGAGATGAAGCCTATAGAAGATTGCAAAAATTTGTAGATAAATTAGGATTAGATTTAAGTAAATATAGTAAAGCAATCGGTGAAAACTTTGATAAATTAAAAGATTTCTATGACAAAAAACAATTGCAATTAGAACAAGAACAAACACTTAAAAATGATAGAATAGATTTATTAAAAAAAGAACAGGTTAGATTAAAAGAACAAGGTGTTATTACTAAAGTTAATGAACAATATCAAAAATTAGAAATACTTACTAAAAGAGAACAAAAAATTGAAGAAAAAATATTAAGAGAAGATGAAAAGAAATTTATTGAAAGAAAAGAAAAAATAATAAGAGAAGAAAAAGATTTATTAAAAAATAAACAATCATTGACAACAGATGAAGATAAAAAAATAAGAGTAGGCAGAAGATATATTGAATCTGGTGAATCTTCATTAACGAATAGAGCGGAATCATTAGGAGTTGAAAGAAAAGAAGGAACAAAACTTGGAAGATTTGCTAGAGGTACAGGTGCTTTTATTAGAGGTGAAACTGGCCCATCAGCTGTTAGAAACGTAATGGGTAGTATGTATCAATCATTACCAACAACACAGTTAAAACAATCAATTGAAATAATAAATGAAAGTTTATTAGGAATACCAGGTAAAGTATTAGGTCCGTTAAATACATCAGTTAAGAAAGTAGGTAGTTTTTTTTCTGATAAAATAAGAGATTTATTCACTGCAGGTTTTGATCCATTAAAAAATAAGATTACAAAAGATTTAATACCAGCATTAAGTAAAATGAGTAGTGGTTTAGTAAGAATTATTACTGGACTTTTATCAAACCCTGCAGTTTTAGCCGCTATAGGGATCGTTGCTGGTAGTTATGCTCTAAAAAAAGGTAAAGAAAAATTAAAAGCAAAAAGAGGAGAATTAATTGAGAGATTAAATGAAATCCAAGAAGAAAAAAAAGGAAAAGCTATTGATACGTCTGAAGAACTAATTAAAAAATCAATAGGTAACGATAGTCAAAAAATTAAACCTATGATGGAAAAAAATGAATTTCAGGAATCTTTAATTAAAAGTAGTAGGGAAGGAAAATTACCTAAAGTTTCAGATTTATCAGATTTAAATACTAGTATTGGTTCTGATAGTAAAAAGGCACCTTTTGTTTATACTAACGCTCCTCAAAGTATAGTTAATCAAACAAATCAATCAACAACAATGACAATTGATGTTAATAATCCAGATAAAACTTTTAACATAATTAATGCTTAAATGTGGTGGCCATTTCTGGCCACCATCAAAGTATTAGTAGAGAGAGATTCTACTCGTCATCTGCCAATTTACTAAAGTAAGACAACGTATCGTCATCATCACTAGCAGCTGGAGTAGTTTTACCGTTACTTTTTACTGTACCATTTGATTTAACCGGAGGGAGTTCGGCGCTTTCAATAGTAGCAGTATTTCTAGTTCCCGTAATTACCCTATTCAGTTTCTCTTTGAGTTCATCATAGGTTTTAAAATTACTAGGGGCCAAGAAAGGCGTAAGAGCATATTGTTTTGCCCAAATAGCTTTAATCTTATCATCACTATCAGCAATAGTAGCAACAGACTCAAATTCAGATTTGTCATAGTTCCAATAACCATCTACCTTTCTAATTTTTAGTTTAAAGTTTGCACCTTTCCAAAAATCAAATGGGTTAATAGCTTTCTCATCTTCAAATGCTGGTTGCATTGCTTCTGTAATCTTATCAAATATTTTTTTACCATATTTGAATATGAATACTTTGCCTTCATTTTCTGGATGAGCAGGATCACTTACAACTAATATATTAGAGAAGTAAGATAATTTTCTTTTTCTTTTTCTTGCTATCTCTTTATCAGATTCAACACCTGAATTCCATAGTCGTGTATTATCTTCACTAACAGGATCTTTTTGATTTAAAGTTGTTAATGAGTTCTCAATATACCAACCACCTTTATCTTGGAAGGCGTGTGACCAAACTCGTACCCACGGCATTTCCTCTTTTTCGGTTGCTGGCAAAAAACGAAGTACGGCATAACCACTACCAGTTTTATCTAGTTCAGGTTTCCATATTCTGTCGTCAGCGTATTTGTCTTTTGATTGTTTATTAATATCCTCAGGATTGAGGGTAGCTTCTAATGCTTTGGTAAGTTTATCAAAGTTAGAATGACTTGTTTTTAATGTATTAAAGTCCATTGTATTTTCTCCATTGTATTTGTATTGTTGTATTTGTATATGTACTATATAAACGTACCATTATATTTATACATCCTTCCACTATAACATCATTTAAGGTGTTTGTCAAGCAGATTTTCGTATGTTATATAATGTATGTTTTTTATTTCGTTCCATTCGTATATTTTGGTATTAACTCTATCTTCACCTTTCATATTGGTGTTTACTTTATAGAAGTTTATATGTGGATTTTGTGTAAATAACTGTTTCCATTGTGTAACCCAATTAACGCTAGGTGTAGGGCCATGTTCTGGTATAACGTAATACTTTGATCCTTTATATAAATTGTTTACCTTACCTGTGGTACTATTTAAATCATGGCCTATTAAATATACTTTTGTGGGATTTTCTTTTTTAATAGCAATATAACCTGAAGTAGGACCAGCGGCCCAACCAAGGTCTCGATTGTTAGGCATAATATCCATAATGTTTTTTGTTTTGTCGTTCTCTTTTACCCAACTTACACACAATACATTTTGACTTATTCTTTTTTGAAATTTATCTTTGTTTTGTTTTAGTATAGTAACTAGGCCAGATAGATTGGCACCGTGCATTACAAATTCTTTTTCGTCTGTTCTTTTATTTTCGTTTTTGATATGCCATTTATTTAATTCTTCTATGTCAATTTTAGTAAGGCCAGCGTATACCATACTCTCATACATATGATCTGGCACTGTAGTCCAATCTCTAAACCAAGTATCGTTCTTATAACAATAACCACTTTGATATATCTCGTGCATTATACCATGGTCAACGGATACTAATACATCAGGTGTATATTCTCTATAAAGAGCATTACAGCCATAAATTTTACCGTGTGGTTTTAGTAGGTCTAAATTAAAATCTTTACGACTCTCACCGTTACCTATGCAAAAGACACTAGACATTATCTGTAAATATAATAAATTAAAATTAAAGCAACTACAATTGTGATATTAACCAAAAGTTTTATACCAAATGACTTAAATTGTTTTTTATAATTATTTTTATTATAAATGTTTACAGTTTTCATACTAGGATCAATACGATAGTCTGGTAATTTAGTTTTATCTACGTCTTTTAAAATTTGTGTCAATCTAATGTCGTTCATATTTTTATTTATACTGTATTTTTATTTTGTTACAAAAATCTCTTTTAATATTAGTTTACTGGCTGTTTGATTGTATTTAACAAATGGTTCATACTTTCTTAACCTTTTGGAGTGGACTGGCCAAACAACTTGTTCAGTAATCTGTTTATCCCAAGATTTACAGTAAGATAAAATTTGGTTAAACACAACAGCACTTTCATAGGATATTTTTTTTGATAAAACCAATTGAAAAAATCTAGGATGTTGTCCACCAAAAACGCTAAAACCATCATCAAAAGAAAGATGCTTAACATTGAAATCATTAAAAATATGTACACAATCACTTCTAAAATAGTATTCAAAAGATTCATTACGTTTCTTCCAGTCTGTAAAAACATCTTGTCCATCATTTCTTATTAAACTTCCTACCCACTTGTTACTATCAGATAGAAAATTACTAACAAAAAAGCCCAATATATCATTCTGACTGTATCTGGTGCTAAGTTTGTGAAAAAAATATCTATCATTTCTTTTCGTAAAAGTATCTAATTTACAATTAACTTTTCCTTCATATTTATGGTAGTCATAACTATCTGTTGTGAAGTGTAGTTTGATTGCCAAGTAAGTTTTAAATACTTCAAATCCACCATACATATTATACCGGTAACTGGCCTGTCTTTGGAAGATAATTTAAATTCTGTGCTTCTATTGTAATCTTATCTTTTAATGTTTTTGTAATCATAGGCGCTACTGTACTAGGATCTAATTCGTTTTCTTCACAATACTTTAATATAGCATCCATATAAGATATACCTTTTTTCTCTTGCACTATCTTCTCTATCTCTAATGAAAATTCTTTTGAGTTCATAATATAATTATATCACAATTTAGGTGAGTTGTCAATGGCCACCGAAGTGGCCACTGTCGGTATTATAGAAAGCTACTTAATAATGTAAGTACAGTTAAAACAAAAATTATAATTAATGATATGCCTACAAATATTTCATATATAGGTTGATATTCTTTATAACTTTTTTTTACTTTATTTAACCATTTGCTTTCGCATATGTTATACGGTATCATTTACTTTCCTTTCAAATTTGGAAAGAAAGCCTTTACTGTATTTTGATATGCTTCAGCATAAGGTTTTGCTAACTCTTGTGCTTTTTCTACGTTATCTTGTACGCTCTTTGTGTAGTCATTATTTGTTACAAACTCATTAAATTGTTTTGCAATATTAATTATATCCGTAGCCGCTAATGTAGGAGCTTTAAACTCTTGTACTACTTGGTCGCCGTCTTTTTTGATTTTGTATTCGTACTCTTGTACTTGTACTTGATAATTAAACTCGACTAATGATTTAGCTAAGCCTAATAGGTCTGAACGGATTTCGTATCCGTTTTTTGATGTTGTTGCCATTTTTTTCTCCTTTGTGTGTGTGTTATAGCATTTCTATTTATATCAGGAGGGCCTTATGCCCTCCAGATTTCTATTAACTATTTCTTAGCTGGTTCAGCAGGTTTTGCTGGAGCAACTTGTTGCGTTATGGCTGGTTTTGCTGGTGTTACTTCAACTTTTTTAGGTTTAAGTACGTAATAGCCTATAACTAAAACAAATACTACGATTGTAGCAATTGCTATGTTTTTATAAGTAAACATTATTTACTCCTTATTTCGTTAATGTATATTCATTATACATCAAATAAAGGTACTTGTCAACCAGTTAAATTACTTTGGGACTTCTAGTGATGTGGCCTACAACGGTACCTTTGTGTTCACCCTCTTTTATGGTGTAACCTGACGTACCATTACCATTAATTTCGACTTCTTTTCTACTTCTCAATAGAATGTCGTTCTTTTCTTTTACTTGTTTATCCGTGTAGTTTTTGAATATTAAGTCTTTTAATCGTTCTATCATAATACTATTTATATGTGTTTTTAACATATGAGATATGTTATTTTTACATACCTCGTTAAACGGCCTACTTCTGTTGCCACGTGTAGGCCAACGCCGTTACCTAGTTAACTAGGCAGCAAGAGCATAACTTTCGTTAGCATCTATGATTTGATAGTACGCTATCAGCGATTTAACTCCAAATAGGTTTACTTAGCAGTCGATTGCTATTTCCACCCCCTATATTTCATTGTATAGATGGTGGAGTGGCAGGGTACCGCCCCCTGGTCCTAACTAATTATTAACTATTCTTCAACGTCAAATTCTGTTTATTGTTGAAATATTTATAGAAATTATCAATTGACTCTAGTAGTTTCTTTTCGTAATCTGCTCTATTTTTTATAAATGTTTGAGCTACACCATCTTCACAGGCCAATATAACAACCAACTGTTCTACTTTTTCACCGTATAATTCTTCATACATCATAGAATAGGCCGTTGTTTGTAGGAAGTAGTTTTCAATCCAATCTTCTTTTCTTTCTTTATTAGCCGACTTAAAATCTATTACTGATAGTTTACCATTATATTCAGCAACACAATCAACCTGGCCAGCCAATGTTAATTTTTTACTATACATAATAGTTTCGAGCATTCTTATATTATCTATTTGGTCTATGTAAGGTCTTATGAGTTTAAATAGTCCTAATGGTAAAACATCTCTAACTGATGGTGTTTGATTTTGTAAATATTGTTCAACTAACGTGTGCATTGCTTTACCCCGTCTAGCAGCTCTACCCATCTCCCAATTGGCAACTGATTCACCAACATTATTACGCCATTCTTGCAATGATTCTTTTTTAATTAAAGATAATACGGAAGTAACTGAAGGATATGATTTGCCATCTATCTCGTAAAATCTTACGCCGTCTATATTTTTACCTTTTGTATTTGGTAATACTGCTGTATCTAATTTGATAAATTTAAATTCTTTTGGCATATTCTAATAATATAACATAATATAAGCACTTTGTCAAGCACTAAATCATTGGTTCGTACTTCGTCTTACCGTTTTCAGTAATTGCTCTTAAATACTGCTTTCTATTCAATCCTTGACCTTTGTATGAGCAATGTACCCATCCGCTATTAGGCTCTTCTGGTTTCCAAAATTCAAGTATGAGTTGGTCATAATCAAGGTTCTGGTGAATCCAATCGCTTAAATTTTTATTCGCAATGCCATTTATCTCAAAATCCGCTGCCTGGCCTTTCGTATGTTGACTCGATGCTGATGAACCTATTTTAATACACAATTCAGGCGATCTATAGCCGGATGTGATGATTAAAGGTAGATCAAAATGGTTTCTTACTGGTTGTAATATGTTAGCGGCTAAACTTTGTAAATTAAAAATTATATCTTCATTTGGTTCATTTGATATATTAAATCTTGTAGCTGATTCACTTTTTGTAAGTTCTTTTAATGTTACATTTTCTGTTAGATACATAACTTCTTTTATCATTAACTTTTTATAATCTGTTTATATTCATTTAGTTTATCCTTTGCTAATAGTTTTAGTTTTTTTAACGTTCTCAAACTAAGCCAACTATCTGATGATCTGTTCTTATCTCTAATACTTTCAACCTCAATAACTTTACTTTTCAATTCTTTGTGTTTGTGTTTAACTGTTTGTTTTTCACTCATATTAAACTCTAGTTAATTTTAATATCTTATCTATTTGTGCCTTAATAATTGGCCCTCTATTTGGCCAGTGTATATAAGGTTCATCAGTCTTACTTAAATTATAAAGAAAAGGTAATATAACTTTTTCTATATCTTTAAATCTTTTGATTGTATCTTCACTTGCTAATTCTTTTGTAATTGTTTCTTTTTCATTTACTATTTCCATAATCTCATTCATCATAGATTTAATTGTAGATACATCTGATTTAATTTTAGATAGTTCTACATTATTTGTTTCTATAACTTTAGGGTCTATAGATGGTGATGCTTCAGCAGGTTTATTTGATACTGGAGTAAAACCAAAATCTTCATCTAGGTCAAAACCTCTCATATAATCTGGAATATTTTTTTCTATCATTTTTTTCTTTTCCTATGTTTATCTATTGCTTGTTTTGTTCTTATTTCTTTTATACTTTTCTTTCTGTATCTTTCCGCCAAAGGGCTGCCTGGATGTTTTTCAGCAATCTTTTGTACTACATCATTAAAACCACTATCTGGTTTATGTGTAAGGCCAGCAACTCCGCCTACTATATTTAGTGTGGTAAATACTTGTCTTACGTTCTTATTGTTGAGTAAATAATTATCTAATTCAGCCATTTTTAATTGTTCTGTGTATTCTTCACCTGTTTTAATATTTTCAAAACTATACGTTGGCATTTTATTTGCTTTTATCTTTTAATTGTTTTTTCAAATCTTCTATTTCATCTAATAGATATTCTATTTCTGTACCTAATTGATTAGCTAAGCTTTTATATTTTTCTATTTCTATTTCTTTTCTTATTTTTGGTTCTATCATTGTTAATTTAATTTTCTTTTATCAATCATAGAAGGTACTTTTTCTGCTGATTCTGTTATAGCTTCTATCATTTTTAAATAATCTGTTTCTAGTAATGTGGTTTTATATATCTTCAATGCTTGTGCCATGAGTGTGCCAGCAATCATTTGAGGTTCATATTTTTTAAGAATTATCATTTCCATTACCTTATTGTATATCTCATCATAAGCTTCTTGTAGCTCTTGTAGTTTTATTTCTTCATCAATCATTATGTGCCTTTTTTATATATATAACTCTTTTGTCTTTAGCCCTTTTGAATACCATTCGGGTATTGGCCGTTTAGTCCATTTAGCAAAGTAATTTTTAGCAACGATATAATAATTGTAATATGAATGTAAACTATTATTTGGCACAATACAAAGTGGAAAATGACTCATAGCTGGTGGTGGATCAAAGAATGGTACATTTGGTATATTTGATGGTGATATTGAAAGAACATCTTTTAATTTTGAGTATGTAGAATGTATTTTACCATAACGATATGTATATTCGTGTGAGAGGGCAACCCATAGTTTTGCTGTGTATTGATAGTTATGTACACTTTTTCTTACCCATATAGCTGATGGGTGGTTCATCATTGTTGATTTGTATAATATATTTTCTAAGTTTGAATTGAGTATAAATCTTTTATATTTACGGTTGTTACTTGTACGGCCAATTTGTTCAACACCATCAAGCACTCTATGAGCAGTTGATAATAGTTGAGCATATTCTATAATCATTTTTACAACGTGTTTATCACAGTGCATCTCGGCAGATTTTATAGGATCTTTATCTAAGTAAAATATATTCATTTGTTTTTATAATGTATTCTGCCAAAACCTTTAGGCTTACCCCATCTTTTTCGCCAAGCCCAATTTTGAAGTTTTATGCCTATGGTTTCAATTATACTTAATATTTTATCTATCATTAATGTATACCTTTTTTATATCCTTGACAAAGCTTTTTCCAAACACTAAACCAAAATTTTTTAGCCCATTTTGATTGTGCTTTTTCACAAGCCCTATAGGCATTATCTATAAGTCTTTGTTGTAATTTACTTGTAAGGTTTAGTTTCATATATCTTCATTATATCACAATTACTATTGAATGTCAATTACATTTTTGGAAATGGTACGCTTTTAAAAGCATCTATAACGTTATCCATTGGTGATTTTGGTGTATTGTTTGTACTTGGTGTTGTAGTACAATTTACCAAAAGAATCAATAGAAATATACTAAGTATTTTTGTCATCTTTTCCTTTCTTTTCATTCCAATCATATATTTGATCTAATTTAACTTTAATTTCATCAGCATCCAAATCAGAAAGTTCTTTAGCTCCTAGTTTTTGTACAAAGGTTTTATAATCTCTTTCTTTACCTCTTAATGATTCGTTTCTTTTTTTTAATCTTTCAATCTGTTGTTCTAAAGTTTCTTCTTTATTAACTAGATTTTTATTTCTTTGATATTCTGTAATAGATACGTTCACTGCTACCAACATCAATACGGCCAATGGGTCAAATACAAATAATAAACATATAATAACAAATCTTACTGCTCTGTCTAGGTTACCATCATCAGCATCACCAAATAGTATTTCAGCAACATATTTAAATGGCCCTATTTCTTTATCTATTGCTAATTGGTTTTTATCGTAATTTAATTTTTGATTTGATAATTGTGTAATCTTTTTAGATGAATTGGCAATAATGTTATTGACTTTATTTCTTTCAGTGGTCTGTTTCTGTCTTTCTATAAGACCCTTATCAGCGTCTTTATCTATAACTTTATCAAGTGCTTTATCAAGTTGGTCTACAATTTTTTGAGCACCTGTAATTGCTTTCTTTTCAGATTCTATTTGTCTTTCAATATTCTTTACTAATAATCTATTGCCTGTATTAGGTGCTGCTGTATCTAAATGTGCCTTTGATAAAAAACCAAAGATACCTATTGAAGTAATAAACATTAACATCAATACGGACGATAATAGATAGGCTCTTATAGATTGTGGTAATAAATCTAAATTCCAATTACGATATAACCAAGACACTGTTACCAGTTTGGCTACCTCTAATGTAACACCCATTGTAATCACTGCCCAATAGGCACCAGCAAACAATGCTGCTAATCCAAGTATAGAATAATAAGCTCCTATAAAAGATACGGCAAGGCCTGATATTAATAGTAATATCGTTAAAATCATTTAATTATTTGTCTAGTCTATCTATTTCTTCTAGTGTAGGTCGTTTAGGTACAACGATAAATTTTTCATTTGGTTTTTTTATACCTAAAAATTTTAGAAATTGTCTTGTTTCATTTACAGCACATCTATCAAAATAATCAGCTGTCATTTTTGATACTGTCATTCCCATA